ATGAAAGAGTTGTTATAATTGAAGATAAATTTGAAGAACTTGAAGATGATTACACTACAGATTGTTTAGATATAGAACCTAATGCAGGAACTCATGCTATACTACAAGCAGTAATTCAGCTAGTTTGTCAACTTGATTCAAATATAAGAGCACTTGCTTTAGAACTCTCCACAAATTATGCATCTATAGGAATAGAATTAAACGCACAAATTCAAAACTATCTAAATACTATAGCTCCTACAACAGACAAGATGTATCTAAAAATGCTTCCTTATACTGCTGTAGAATACTATGGTCCTTTAACTAACTATCCAACAGCTGCTGATTACTTTGATGCTACAGGAGCTGGTCATGGTGTATGGGAACAAATCTATCTATGCAATGGTGATAACTCTACTCCTGATAAAAGAGGTAGAGTGGGCGTAGGTGTGACAAACATGTTTGGAACTATTCCTTTAGATCCTGCTGTAGTTTCTCCTATCTATGTGTTAAAGACTAAAAATGGTGCTAATACAATTACATTAGCTCCATCTGAAATGCCTGTGCATAGTCATACTGCTACATCAACTCCTGCAGTAGATCCTCATTCACATTTTACTGTAGGATCTGCCACTGGTACTGATGCTACATTAACACCTACAAATACTCTTAGAGCTGAACATTTAGGATCTGGTAGTACTGATTATACTCTTAGAGGAGTTGTTTTAACAGCAACATTAGGTCTTACAAATGCTGTAACAGTAGGTATGACAGTTGGAACAACTATTGCAAACTCTGGTGGAGGATTAGCTCATAATAACATTCAACCTAGTCTTGGCTGTTATTACATTATATATATACCTATCTGATTATGGATCAATTAGTTACAGAGATTAAGTATAAAAGAATTATATCTGAAAAAGAAAAAATTTGGAGAGAGACAAATAGAGAAAGATTAAATAAAAAATCTTTAGAATCGAATAAAATAATTGAATAATGAAAGATTATAAATTCTTTAAACATTTTGCTCGTCCAAAAGAAGAAGGTGACGAAGATGGGAATTGCTGTACAGCAAAACCTATTGAGTCAACCAGGATTATATATGATGGTCCAAATCTTCCATGTACAGGAATACGTACATGTGATGATATTACAATAGCTTTACAAAAAATAGATGTACAGATTTGTGATTTAATTAATCAATTATATAATCTTACATCCACTACAACAACATCTACAACTACTATACTACCTTCTACAACAACAACTACCACTACTACAGCAATTTCTCTAGAATTAAGGTTAACTTGGGATGATATAGTTAATGTTCCTGTTGTAGATATAAATTCCGTTTCTAATTGGAATACATTCTTTAATTTACCTATAAGTGGTATTCCATTTAGTACTGTTACAATTGATGTAGAAGAGAATATAGTAACATTAACTGGAGGTATTAACATTAATTTAAGAGACTCTATTTTTAATGGTAATCATCATTTAATATCTATTCAAGATGAAGGTTGTATCATAACAACAATGTTTGATTGTTTCATAGCATGTACAAGTATAATATCTGTTGATATGCCATCGTGTATAACAACAGGACCAGCTTGTTTTTATGGTTGCACAAATTTAACAGATGCTAATCTACCAGCATTAATAACTGCAACTGATAATTTATTTACTATGTGCACAAGTCTGACATCTATTAGTCTACCTTCTTTAATAACTGCAGGTCCTGCTAGTTTTATTGGTTGCACAAATTTGTCTGATATTAGTTTACCTGTATGTACAGCAATTGGAGATTATGGATTCAATGGTTGTGTAAACTTAGTAGATGTTAGTCTATTAGAATGTATAACTATTGGCGATGGTTGTTTTGGAGGTTGTATAAGTCTTGAATCTATTACTATACCTAGTTGTATATCATTAGGTACAACTGTTGATAATAACGATGACTTTTATGGTATTTCAGGACAGACAATTACACTTACTATTCCATCAGCATTAATGACCTGTAATTTAGGAGCTCCTGATGGAGATATACAATATTTAATAGATAATAATACAGTAACAATAATAACAACATGATAGTATTCATACAATTAACAACAGCAGGAGCAGATACAGGTCCTTTTGATCTATATTCAGATTCAGATGGATATCTTTCTCCTTTTATTACTACAGTACCTCTTAGTACATTACTAGCAGGAAATAACTTTGGAGGAGTACCAGATGATGCACTCTTCATCAAGATAGTATCTATAGGAGTATGTACAAACGATATCATTGTACCTATAGGAACTACAACAAGTACTACCACAAGTACCAGTACTTCTACTAGTACCAGTACTACTACCAGTAGTTCTACAACATCATCAACCTCTAGTACCAGTTCATCAACTACTACCTCTACTACTACATTCATACCAGATGATGTAATTATGAGATTAAATGCTCTTACAATTGATCCTGTTATTACAGACAAACTCCATTTTGATTTTGACATTCTAAATGGTACAGGTAGTAACTTTAATACTATCACACAAGTGATGAATGTTACAAATGCAACATCATGGATCATTTTAAATAGTTCATCATCATTTGCACATTCTGTAGTTAATCATACTGGTTTATCGAGTTCTTTATTCTCACCTAATGTAAGTGGTCAAACATTTGCTATGAGATTTAGTACGAATAACGGAAGTAGCTGGACAGGCACAATGTACTTTACATCACCGTTGATACTTGATTATCCTATTTAATTTATAAACTCTATATCATTAAACCCCTCAAGGAATTCTTGAGGGGTTTTTTATAGGAGTTTGAAAAGATAAAAAAGAAATATACCTTTACTAAAATTTCACAGATAATGGCAACAGCAAGAGAATTAGTAAGTAGTATTAGGAGTCTCCATAAAATGTTAAGTAGTGACAATCTAATAACTGATCGTGCAATATTATCAGAAATTAGACAGAGTACACTTCATCTGGTCAAGAGAGAAACTAATCTTAGAAAACTCTGGGCTACAGATAGTTTATTTACAACCATCTCATGTCTGGAATTAATACAGGTTCCTATTTCTGAATGTTGTAATTATTCAGATGAATGTACAATAGCAAGAACTAAATTTAAAATTCCTCGTATTGCTGAAGGAAACTATCAATACGTTATCCAGGGTGTCTATGCTATAAATGCTATGGGTGGAAAAGGTAAAAAGATCAAAGAGATTAGTATTAATAGATATCTAAACCTATTAAAACTTCCTGTTATCAAACAAGAAGAATATTTTTGGATCTCAGATGATTATCTCTATGTTACAAATCCTATGCTGGAAGCAGTAAGACTTGTAGCATTCTTTGAGGAAGATATCCCAAATAAAATCAGATATCCTGAATGTGGATGTGGAGATAATGTTACTGATGAGGAGTGGTGTAAAAATCCTTTAGATAGAGAATTTGCTCTTCCTGGATATTTACAAAAAGCAGTATTGGAACTTACATCACAAAAACTAATGACCACCTATTTCAGAATTAGAGCAGATATCTCTTCAGATGGTATAGATGGTTCAGCAGCAGCTCCTCAACAACAACAGTCTCGTTCAAATAACTAACTATATGAGTCGTGTATCAGTAGATTGGAGAAGTACAAGTAAAAGTAACTACATTGACTTCTGTAAAACTCACCCTACTATAACTATATCATTTATTGAATGGAAAAATATTCTTTACATGTATAGTGAATGGTTTAAAGATTATATTTTAGAAACAGGTGAGCGAGTAAAACTTCCCAATGGACTTGGTGAGTTCTCTATTATTAAAATGAAAAGAAATTTTCAAGGAGTAGTCAATGGTAAAATGAGAAATAATTTTCCTATAGATTGGAAGAAGACAAGAGAGAAGGGAAAATATATATACAACTTTAATTACGCAACTGATGGATTTTCTTTTAAGTGGATATGGATTAGAAGAACAGCATTGATTAAATATCCTCATTTGTGGTATTTTAAACCATCTCGTGTATCCTCACGATTGTTGGCACATTATATAAGAGTTGATCCTAAATATCAACATTTATATCAGGAATGGAAAGAAATTTTTAAAAATAAAAAGACATGAGCTACTACTACCATTATAATTTTATATCTCCTGAGATGGTGTATGCCATTGTTAGAGAGGAATTTAAATCATATTATGATACTGGTGCGATTGACGATTTGATGTTTCCTACCTATCTGGACAAATGTCTTAGAAAATTAGGAAGGGCTACCTATGTAATTAGTGAGGAGATGTTATATATAGAAGACTTTGAAGCCAGACTTCCAGACAACTTTCATACAGTGAGAGAAGCCTGGATGTGTGCAGAAGTAGATGGACTTCCATATCAGACAGCAAACTCTTTCTATTCACAAACATCTTCTACCACTATACAGATTGCTCCTCTTACAATTGGAGGAAAGATATGTGGTAATCCAAAATGTCAAGATCCTGCATGTACTGGAACATGTCTACCTGAACTCATTCAGGCAGTGTATAAAACTAATCATCAATCTACAAGAACTTTCAAAAGACAGCATCTACTTAAACCAGGAAACATTTCTGCAAGAGGTAATTGTGATTTAAACTATGTAAGATTTTGGGATGATGCTCCTGCTCGTGGGGAGAATCCTTATTCCAACACTCTTGATTCATTTGATATTAGAGATAATAAGTTTGTAACTAACTTTAGACATAGTGCTGTATATATGATTTTCTATGCTACAGAATATGATAATATAGGAAATCAAATGATTCCTGATAATTATGATATAAGAGAATATATTGAAGCTTTTCTTAAATACAAAATGTTTGAAACATTGACTAATCAGGTTAATGATGAAACTTTCAAACAGTTACAGGAAAAGATGATGTTCTATAAACAACAATCAGATGAGAAACTTGTGTTAGCAAGAACTGAAATAATGAAGCAAACTTCCTGGGAAAAGCAAAGAAGGATCAAAGAAACACTTAATCGTTTTAATATGTATGAACTTCCAACTGGTATAATCAGATATGGAAGAAGAAGAAATAATTAAGTTATGAATAGATATACAGTGATAAAATATAATAAAGAAGATCATATAGGAAATTGTACATTTCTTGAAGAAGCAGGATATAAAATAGATCCTAATTCTAATAAAAAAAGAAGAATTGCAAAATTTAGATGTATGTGTGGAAATGAATTTATAGCATCTATTAGTAATGTAAAAAGAGGAAATACAACTTCTTGTGGTTGCTATAATAATAGAAAAGCAAAAGAAACAAATACTAAACATGGTTTATCTACACACCCTTTATATGGACAATGGCAAAATATAAAAAACAGATGTTATAATAAGAATATATTAGAATATAAATCTTATGGAGCAAAAGGAATAAAAGTTTGTGAGGAATGGAAAAATAATTTTATGCCTTTTTATAATTGGGCTCAAGATAATCACTGGGAATTAGGATTACAAGTAGATAGAATAGATGGTACTGGTAATTATGAACCTAATAATTGTAGAATAACTACTTGTTTACAACAATCTCGTAATAGAAAGAATAATATAAATATCTTTTTAAATGGAAAATCTATGTGTTTAAAAGATTATTGTGCAGAGTTAAATGTTAACTATAACATGGTAAGATATAGATTTAAAGATTTAAATTGGTCATTAGAGAAATCTATTAGTACTAAAAGAAGATCAGATATAATAAAGGAATTAAATGGATAATACTGGACAGAATATTAAACTTCATCAGAATACTGGAAGAGTAGGATTAAATATGGATTCTAGTGTTAATCAGGTTCCTCCTGGAGCATTAACTTATGCACTTAATGCAGCTA